TTATTTACCTAGTGCGGCTATTAAGTCTCTTAGCCCTGCTGAGTATGCCGCTACATCCAGAGCAAAACGAAAAGGCACTAAGGCAGGTAAGCAGCATGTGGCTCAACCTAAAAAAATTGCAAAAAAAACCAGAGCCTACAGGAAAGTAAAATGACACGAACTTTAAATGAGAAACAAACTAAGTTCCTAGAAGTTCTATTTGAGGAGGCAGGTGGGGATGCTGTTACAGCTAAGAAGTTAGCAGGATACAGTAACAACACTCCCACTACATCTATAGTGGAGGGCTTGAAGGATGAAATATTTGACGCTACTAAAACGTACATGTCAAGGATTGGACCCAAAGCTGCAGTCGCTTATGGTAGGGCTTTGGACGATCCTACCCAGCTAGGAATAAAAGAAACACTAATGGCTGCAGGTCAGATACTTGATCGTGCAGGTGTAGTAAAAACAGAGAAAGTATCAGTGGAGTCTACAGGAGGTTTGTTTATCTTACCACCTAAAGAGGATACCAATGCAGAATCTGACGAGTGAAAGACCTTTACAATATGAATACTGGACACTGCCTAAAGTACCGTTTAAGGTAAAGCTGTGGCAGAGGATTCCAAAAGTAAGTAAGAATATTCCTTTCGGATATGAGGTAGACCCAGAGGATGAGGATTGGTTAAACCCTATCCCAGAACAGTTAGAACTACTAGAGCTTGCAAAGAAACACGTAAAGCAATATAGTTTGAGACAGGTAGCTGCGTGGCTAACTACACAGTCAGGCAGAAGCATAACACACGATGGGTTAAAGAAAAGGTTAGATGTCGAAAGAAAGCGAAAGAGGATTACTGCGATTAAACGCCAGTATGCCAAGCGGCTCGAAAAAACGCTACGCCAAATTGAAATCCTCGAAAAAGAAAGACCTGGCTCCTACACCTACGAAGAAGATTGATGCTGCACCAGCGCAAGCAAAGCCACCAGAGTTTGATGTCGAGTACGCACAGAGTGTTGTATTTCAACCTAACCCTGGTCCTCAAACACAATATCTAGCGTCTTCTGAGCGTGAGGTACTATATGGTGGGGCAGCCGGAGGCGGGAAGAGCTACGCCACACTAGCTGATCCGTTACGCAACTTAAATAATCAAGACTTCAGTGGTCTACTTGTACGACACACAACAGAAGAACTTAGAGAACTTATACAGAAAAGCCAAGAGCTATACCCTAAAGCAATACCTAACATAAAGTGGTCTGAGCGTAAGTCGCAGTGGACTACACCAAGAGGCGGCACACTTTGGATGTCGTACTTGGACAGAGATACAGACGTAATGCGCTATCAAGGTCAGGCGTTTAATTACGTAGCATTCGACGAGTTGACACAATGGAACAGTCCTTACTCGTGGAACTACATGAGATCCCGACTACGTAGTGCTAACAAAGACTTAGGTCTGTACATGAGAGCAACTACAAACCCAGGTGGCCCAGGTCACTCTTGGGTTAAGAAGATGTTCATTGACCCAGCAAAGCCTAATACGCCATTCTGGGCAACGGACATAGAGACTAGTGAGGTTCTGAAGTTTCCACAAGGGCATAGCAAAGCTGGTCAACCCCTATTCAAACGAAGGTTCATACCTGCTAGTCTCTTTGATAATCCTTATTTAGCTGAGAGTGGTGACTACGAAGCTATGCTTCTATCACTGCCAGAGCATCAAAGAAAGCAACTACTAGAAGGGAACTGGGATGTAAACGAGGGAGCAGCATTTCCTGAGTTTAACAGAAAGATACACGTAACAGATCCGTATGACATACCTAAAAGTTGGACAAGGTTTAGATCATGTGACTACGGTTACGGAAGTTACACAGGAGTTGTTTGGTTGGCGGTAAGCCCGACTGAGCAACTAATAGTATACAGAGAGTTATACTGTTCAAGAGTTACGGCAACAGATTTAGCGGATATGATATTAGATGCAGAACAAGATGACAATATCAGGTACGGTGTGTTGGATAGCTCCCTGTGGCATAAACGTGGAGACACTGGCCCTTCTTTGGCTGAACAGATGAATCAGAAAGGCTTGCGTTGGAGGCCATCTGATAGATCAAAAGGTTCAAGGGTGGCAGGTAAAAACGAGCTTCACCGCCGTTTGCAAGTAGATGAGTTTACTGAGGAGCCAAGACTAGTGTTCTTCTCTTCTTGCAACAATATGATAGCTCAACTTCCAGGTTTACCTTTGAGTAAAAATAATCCAGAAGATGTTGACACTAATGCAGAAGACCACTTGTATGATGCTCTTAGATATGGTATAATGACAAGACCACGCAGTTCTTTATGGGATTATAACCCTATGTCACACAGGACAGGCTTTCAAGCATCTGACCCAACATTCGGATATTAATAATGAAAACATTTGTAGTAGTTATAAGTATGTGGGGTTATACTGGAGAAGAATGGGTTTACACAGGTAATCAATACATTATGCAAGAAACGTTTACACAAGAACAGTGTAACACAATAGTTGATAATGCCAACTGGAAAAAGTATGAAGAGAATGAATACTATGGACTACAGTTTGACTGTTTTAAAAAGGATGACCGATAATGGCTACAGAAAACGAACAAGGTGAACTATTTGAAACAGACGAAGTATCTGTCATCCAAGACACTGATGATCTAGATGCACAAGGTGTTGTCGCTTTCGTTACCTCTAAGTTTAGCAGAGCAGAAGACGCTAGATTTGCAGATGAGAATAGGTGGCTACGTGCCTATAGAAACTATCGTGGCCTATACAATACAGACGTACAGTTTACTGAAACTGAAAAGTCTCGTGTATTTATTAAGGTTACTAAAACTAAAACACTAGCTGCCTACGGTCAGATTGTAGATGTTTTATTTGGTAGCTCTCGTTTCCCCCTTACAGTAAATCCTACAACATTACCAGAAGGTGTAGCTGAGTCCATGCACATCAGCATTAACCCTCAGACTGAACAAGCACAAGATCAGTTAGAGGATGCCTTTGGTAAGAAACCCCCAGTTACATTACTGTTTGACCCAGACGAAAAACTAAAACCTGGTGAAACTATGTATGATCGTATGAAGCGCATGGGCCCAATAGAGGACACACTAGAATATGCTTCAGACAAAATAATTGAAGGTCCAGGTACGACACAAGATACAGTGACGTTCCATCCAGCTATGATTGCAGCTAAAAAGATGGAAAAGAAAATACATGATCAGTTAGAAGAAAGTGGCGCTAATAAACAACTGCGCCACACTTCGTTTGAGATGGCGTTGTTTGGCACAGGGATTATGAAAGGTCCGTTTGCTATAGACAAAGAGTATTCTAACTGGAATGAAGACGGTGAGTATGACCCAACAATAAAGACTGTACCATCTACAAGCCACGTATCTATTTGGAACTTTTACCCTGATCCAGATGCGTACAACATGGATGAAGCAGAGTATGTAGTAGAGCGACATCGTATGACACGCTCTCAAATGCGTGGACTAAAGTCTAGACCTTTCTTTAGAGAAGAATCTATTAACGAAGCAATAGACTTAGGCGAGTCCTACGAAAAGAAATACTGGGAACAAGACATGGAGGACGATGCACAGTATACCAACGCTCCATACAGATATGAAGTCCTAGAGTTTTGGGGCTATGTAGACACATCTATACTAGAAGATCACGGTGTTGTAATACCAAAAGACTTACAGGACTCAGAGCAACTAAGTGTAAACGCTTGGATATGTAATGGCAAAGTATTACGTTTAGTTCTTAACCCATTCAAACCAGCACGTATACCTTACTACGCTGTACCGTATGAGCTAAACCCATACTCATTCTTTGGTGTAGGTATCGCAGAAAACATGGACGATACTCAAACTTTGATGAATGGTTTCATGCGTATGGCTATTGACAATGCTGCACTATCTGGTAATCTTATAATAGAAGTAGATGAAACTAATCTAGTGCCAGGCCAAGACCTATCTGTATATCCTGGTAAGGTGTTTCGTAGACAGGGCGGTGCTCCTGGTCAAGGCATCTTTGGTACTAAGTTTCCAAACGTTGCTGCAGAAAACATGCAGCTATTTGATAAGGCAAGGGTACTAGCAGATGAATCAACAGGCTTTCCATCTTTTGCTCACGGTCAAACAGGCGTACAGGGTGTGGGGCGTACTGCTAGTGGTATTTCCATGCTTATGTCTGCTGCCAACGGTAGCATACGGAATGTAGTTAAGAACGTAGATGACTATCTTATTGCACCTATGGGCAGAGCATTCTTTGCATTTAACATGCAGTTTGACTACGATGAAGGTATCAAAGGTGATCTAGAAGTAAAAGCACAAGGTACAGAAAGTCTTATGGCTAACGAGGTACGCTCCCAGCGCCTCATGCAGTTCTTAGGTGTAGCTTCTAATCCTATGCTACAGCCGTTTGTAAAATCAGACTACATCATTCGTGAGATAGCTAAGAGTATGGACTTAGATCCCGACAAAGTAACTAACTCACTTGGTGACGCAGCTATACAAGCTGAGATACTTAAGAAGTTTGCTGCACCACCAGAACCACCTGAAGGTATAGCTCCACTTGAAACACCTGAACAAGAGGGGCAGCAACCTGCTCCGACACCACCAGCAGGTACAGGAGTACAAGATACTACAGGTGCAGGTGGAGGAACCATAGGTACAGGTACAGTTCCAACGCCAGGTGAGCAAGGATTCACAGGTACATGATAGTAAAAAAGCTAGTAAACGACAAGCCTCTATGGGATGGGTTTGTTAATTTACTTAATGAAAAGATAGAAGTAGCACAGCGTAAACTAGAACAAGAGACATCTATAGAAGGTGTGTATCGTGCTCAAGGTGAGATAGCTGCTCTAAGAAGATTGACATTTTTAAGGGATGAAATAAATGGCAGAGACTGACGCACCAATGTTTCAATCTACGCGTTCTATGAAACGTGAGATGGATGAGATACTCAGTGAGAAACAAGACCCTGTAAGTGGTAACATAGCACCTGTTGGAGCTACACCAGAAGAAGTCAGAGATGACATACCTATCATGGCAAGCCCCAACGAGTTTATGATAGACGCTGCTACTAGACGTTATTACGGCACAGCGTTCTTTGAAGGTTTACAAGATGCAGCTAAACAAGGTTTTGAACGTATCAAAAAAGGTGAAGAGTCTTTCTTTAGAGATGACGAACTAGAAGTAGAAGAAGCTGCAGAAAAAGTTACATCAGGTGAGTCACCACAACAAATGCAAGAAGGTGGCGAAATACAAAAGCTATCAAATGGTGGTGAAGTAGATGAAGTACCAGGATCAGGTACAGAAATACCTCCTCCTATGGGTGGTGGCTATGGTGGCTACGGTGGAGCAAAAAGATTTGTAGGTTATGAGTATAAGATTTACGTACATCCTACAAAACCAGAACTACAAATAATATTTTTTAATGGTAGACCACTTAGCCCTATACCTGAAGGTTACGTTCTGAAAGGTCAAGAAGTAGTAGAGGCAATAGAACAAGTAACACCGTCTGATGATGATAGTGATCCACCTGAACCACCTAAGACATGGGCTAATACAGATGTATCAAAGTGGGATGAAGAAGGAACTAGACTATGGGAAGCTTACGGTAAAAGAAAAGGCGTAGGAATAGATCCAATAGGAAAGTTTTTTGCTGGCTTTGCTGCAGTTACCATAACTGGCCCAGGCGCAATATACACTGGACCTAAATTAGTTAATCAAATGGAATCTGAGGCAGCTAAAAAAGCACAGTCAATACTTGAAGCAGCACAAGGTAAACTAGAAACAGAAAAAGATCCTGCTAAAATAAAAATATATGAAGATGCTGTAGCTAAAGCTAAAGCAGAAATAGATTATTTTAAAAACAAGAAACCATTTAGCTGGAAAAACTTATTTGGTGGAGGAGAGGAAGAAGAAGAAGATCCTACGGTAACACCATTACCAGTTGTTTACGAAGAGGGTAGTGATCCAGGCGGTAGCGGTGATTATGAACCTATTTATGGTGACTACACTGGTACAGGAGGTAGGGTAAGACCCCCTCTTAGACCAGACCCACCTCAACAAACCTCTGAAGAAGAGGAAGAAGATACACCAGGAGTTAATGAACCAACACCATAAATCCATATAACAATAAGGCTACCCAGCTACGGCTGGCCCCAACATAAGGAGTAATAACATGCCAGAACTAACAGAAGTGGAAACACCAAAGAATGCAGGATTTGTACAAAACAAGTCAACCCTCACAGCTAATAGAAAACGAATAGAGCAGGATGAGGCAGAACTTAAAGCCCTCATGGAGGGAAGAACAGAGAGTCCTACCGAAGAAGAGAGTACCGAAAAGAAAGAGGCCGATACAGAAGCTAAAGAAGAAACGCTATCTGCTGAAGAAAGAACGTATAAGAAACGGTACAGCGATTTACGCAAGCACTTAAACAAACAGTCTGAAGAAATAAAAGAACTAAAAGCTCAGATGGAAGAAGCTGCAAAAGGCCAGCTACTACCACCTAAGTCAGACGAAGAGATAGATGCTTGGACTAAAAAGTATCCAGAGATAGCAAGCATTGTAGAAACAAAAGCTGCTAAGATAGCTGAAGAAAAGTTTGCAAAGGCAGACAAGAGGCTACAAGAGATAGATCAACTTAATGCAGAAACCCAACGCACTAAATCAGAGAACGCTATAAGAAAAATACACCCTGACTTTGATGAGTTACGTGAAAGCGACGACTTTCATAACTGGGCAGGGGAGCAACCCAAGTGGGTACAAGACGCTCTGTACGAGAATCAAGACGATCCAAGATCAGTTGTACGTGTCATTGACCTGTTTAAGGTTGACAACGGCATGGACATCAAGTCTAAAAAGAGAACAACTAAAGAAGCAGCATCACAAGTCAAGACAAAAAGAACAACTAAGATTGACGGTGAAGGTGTAGCAGGACAGATTCTAGAGTCACAAGTACAGAAAATGTCTGCTAGAGAATATGAAGCACGATCAGAAGATATTATGAAAGCTATACAAGCAGGTAATTTTGTATATGATATTTCTGGTGGTGCACGATAAAAAACTATTGACATAGTAGATTAAGTATATATAACTATGTTTATGAAGTAAAAGCATAAAGCCCTATTATTAGCTACCTTTGTGCTTTTCTTAACTAAGCCCAACTACTAAGTAAGACCTACCTAGTTAAGTATAGGCCCGATGCTGTACACAAAGGCCAAAGTGTATGGTACTCGCACCCTAGAACTACTAGCCTCTTTCAAAGTGTTAGCTTACTAACTTAAGCCAAACATCTAATGGAGGATTTTATCATGGCTTTTTCATCAGCGTCAGGTTACGGCAATTTACCTAATGGTAATTTTAGCCCAGTAATCTACTCCAAACAGGTACAGCTTGCTTTCCGC